TGATTTTGATACTCGTGTTTTTTATGCTGCCGTTATCGGAACTCTTCAAGCATCTTACACTGATTTCCATTACTTGCGTAGTGTGTGGAAAAAGACAACTGAGGCTGAGGCTTTGTTGGGAATCGGCATGACAGGTATCGCAAGCGGATCTGTTTTGAAATTAGATTTGACTGAGGCTACAGGAGTTGCTACTAGAGCAAACGAGTGGATGTCTGAGATGATCGGAATCAATTCTGCTGCTCGTATCACCTGTGTTAAACCTTCAGGAACCTCTTCTTTGGTACTCGGTACATCATCAGGCGTACACGCTTGGCACGATCAGTACTACATTCGTAGAATTCGTGTAGGTAAAAATGAGGCTATGTATACTTACTTGTCACTCTACCATCCTAACTTGGTTGAAGACGATGTGATGAAGCCACAATCTCAGGCAGTTATCTCTATTCCTGTTGCTGCACCTCAAGGAGCTATTACTAGGGCCTCAGAGAATGCTATCTCCTTCTTGGAAAGGGTGAAGTACTTACATCAGAATTGGATTCAACCTGGACACATTTCTGGCAATAATACACACAACGTAAGTGCAACTGTAACCATCAAGCAAGATGAGTGGGCAGAGGTAGGTGAGTGGTTGTGGGAGAATCAGAACTTCTACAATGGTCTCTCCTTCCTTCCTGAGGATCTGGGTTCATACCAACAGACTCCCTTTGAGACGATCGATGAAGCTAAATACTTGGAACTATCTAAGAACTTGCACAACATTGATGTAACAAAAATTGTCGAAATTAGTGACAACACTTCGTTGACTGACCAAGCAGCTTGCGCTGGCGGTGCCTGCGAGATTTCTTAAGTCCAGTTTTTATGTAAATTTACTGGACATAATTCTAGAATTGTCCGAGAAGACCCACATTATTTAACAGTAGTGTGGGTTTTTTCATGCATTAGTGTATTTAAATGCATATAATGATGAAAATATCCTACAAATTATACCCGAACGCATATAATGTGTCTTATATGGCACTTTTTTATACCCTTTTGGGTGTTTTAAGGGACATTATTGAGCCGTAATTGCACATTATAATGGTTAAATGAGCCCAAAATTGCACAAATTGCACATTTTAATGGTTAAAATTGTGATTTTTTCACAATTAACGTATATTTGTACTGTTTCATATTTGTATTTAGTTTTAAGGTTTCTGGGGTGGCTTTGGCTGCCCCTTTAACTTTTAAGTTGATAATCAATGTGATATACTAAACCTATAGGTTTATATTTGTACCATGAAAAATCTATTTATTATCGCAATGTGCATTACGGTAATTTCGTGTGGCACACCAAAACAGAGATATGATCGACTGATACGCAAATATCCGTATTTAGTCGAAACTGATACGGTAATTGTAAAAGACACTATCATCAAAGAGGTTAAGGTTCCTGTGCCTGAGTACAGAGATTCATTTATAATCTCACATGATACCATCATCCACACTGAAAAATTAATCATTGAAAGAAGAGGCGATTTTTTCGGGGTAACGGTCAAGCCTGATACTATAACCTACAGAGACACAATACCTTACGAAGTTAAAGTTCCTGGTAAGGTTTACACCGAAGAAATTATTAACTGGTGGTATGTTGGCATCTCGTTTATAATTGGTATATTCATCGCCTTATATTTGCGTAGATGAAGTTTAATCAAGAATTATTTGATACTAGCGATGAAGAAGGCAAACAATTACTTATTGCATTTCTGGAGAAAAAAGGTCACGAAATTTCGCAAAATTGTGACAAATATGGCATTGATTTATTCTCTGAGAAGGACGGCAAAACGTACAATTGGGAAGTAGAGATGAAGTCGAGAAGACCTTGGGTCTCAGAGGAAACTTTCCCATTTGATAGCGTCTCCTTTTTAAACAGAAAGAAGAAGTGGGACAACTTCTGGTATGTGATAATATGCAGAGAAACAAGAGCGGCTATCTTCTGCCATTCCTCAGTAATATTTCATGAGGTTTATAAGGAAAAGATCTACATAAAAACTAGCTACAGAAACGGATCTGATAATTTTTTTCGTGTACCAAAAGAAAAGTGTATATTTGTCGCACCTAACGACTTTATAGAATGAAAGATAATGTAAACCCATCGCACTACAAACAAGGAAAAGTAGAATGTATTGACGCTATTGAGGCTGCCACTGTAGGAAAGAAAGGATTGGATGCTGTATGCACCGCCAATGTAATTAAATACATTTGGAGATGCGAACAGAAGGGCGGAGTAGAAGACTTGAAAAAGGCAAAATGGTATTTAGAAAAGATGATTGCTCAGTACGCTGAGGCACCATCGAAAGAATTTGTGCACCCTAGTGCGGTGTATGCTAACGAGTACAAGGACGATCAAGTATCGTCTTCCTTCAGTAAACTATGAAGATATATTGGACATACAGCAAAACAGATCTGAGACCCGATCATGTACCAGCCCACGAAAAGGCTAAGGCTCGTTTGTCCAATGAAAAATACCATGTTGGTGGGCTCAACAAAATGGTTCCCACTTTTACACACTGCATCACTGTAGAGGGGTACTTACACACAATTAATTATTGTCCTGGAAACGAGATTCATTTGGCTCTGATTGGGGGGTTGAATGATGATTACGTGTATTCAAATACAGCAACAATACAACAACTGCTTACCCTTGGCAATATAGTAAGATTCTATATGTCACTCGGTGAGCCTATACAAGAAGGTGACCTATCTAATTTTGATTTAATAACATGGCTAAAAGCAGTAAACAAGTAATTGAGGAGGAAATCAGAGAACTCCAAAAGTTAATTTCCTGGTGTGAGTACTACACGCTCGTCAATAATCCTATTGAGGCGAACAAAGCGCAGAAAGAAATTGAAGACCAAAAACGAAAAATCAACGACCTTAGAAAAGCTAGCGGCTTACCTAAAGGCAAATAATTTATCTGAGGTTGATGCCATCGATAGATTACAACTGCAGGACTTTGATCCTGCTGTAGACTTTTATGCTACTTTGGTTTCCGCCTCCAAGCAATTGATGACTAGCGTCAAAGATAAGACGCTCGACCTAGATGATTCATATCAGAAGGGTTTGTTCCAATTACTACAGGCAGGCGATAAGATCAATAAGAGTCTTAAGTTGGCTAAGTTAGAGGCATACCCTCAAGAAGATACAACCGAAGAAACTGTATCCTTTATGGATCGGGTCTCAGCTAAGAAATGAAAAAGAGTAAGTTTGATTACGATGAGTGGTGGACCAAGTACGGTCTCAGTCCTAACGCTACACCCAAAGAAAAAGATTTGTGGTGGGGCAAGGAACTGGAATACTGGAACACAGGTCGCTTTGGTTTAACTGGAGCACACTATTTTGCATTGACTCAAGCTACCGTAAAAGACGCCAGAGGTTACAAAAAAAGACCGATTTGGCGAGATATAGATGAGCTGATCTACGAGGGATACGAGGAAGCCAAGCGAACTAACAACGATTTGTTTATCACAAAAAGACGTGAGGTTGGTCTGTCCTTGGTATTTGGTGGAATCATTCCTGTGTACATTGCATTAACACGTCCTGGTTCTACATCCCTGATCACATCGGCTGATAAACAGCGTTTGGAAGAGTTGTTTAAGAATAAGACTCGTGTAGTTTTTGACGCTCTGGACGATTATATCCGCCCCGGTGTTATCTCAACACGTCAGCAAGGATATCTTCACCTAGGACAAAAGAATCAAAGCACAGGAGCCATCTCTGGATTGGACAGTCAGATCGTTACAAAGGAAACTGTGGATACACCCACAGCATTCGAGGCATATCGTGCAGCACACGTATTCATTGATGAAAGTATGTTGCACCCAAAGGCTGATCAGGTTTACAAATCTGCACAGGCAAGCGTTAAGTCGGGCTTCATTAAGATTGCTCCCATCGTAATCGGTGGAAGTGCTGGTGAATCTACTAGCGTAGGGCAGAAACTCGCCATGAATCTTTGGAACAATGCAGAGAACTTGAATATCCTGACCTTATTCCTTCCTGGA